TGCGACGGTCGCAACTTTCTTCTCTTTTCTTGGCTTCAGTGCCCGGATGGCTTTGACCGACATATCTGGGGTGACCTGTTCCTGCAACTCCTCCTGCATAGGTATCATCTCTATCAGCTGGCTGACATTGTACGACTCATATGCATCTTCCAGCCTCGGCAGTTCTCCTGGCTCTACCGGGATGCCGAATTTGTCATACAGATTGATACACCTGGACGCCCAAGACTTGTCCTTGCCGTATTCATCACCCAAAAACTCGTTAAAGCTGTCATAGCCTTGTCCCTGCCACAGCTTTTCATCCCGGATGATTTTCAGGTAATAACCGAAGCCTACAAAACCATTTTTGATATCCTTGTAGGATATATTCGCCAGCCGCCTGGTATCTA